GCGCTATCGATCTCTAACGATGAATACGTTCAGAGGGATGTGTGGCGCGACTTTAACTTCAAAAAGAAAACCAATTATATTTGGTATTCACTTGGGTGGACGAACAGGAACACCAGAAGGTTGTGCTGGAATTTTGAAGGCAAGTTTGGTTAATGAAGCTATCTCACAATTACGTGAGGTTGAAGGAGTTTTACTGACCGGTAGTGCTGAAAATTTCGAAGCGCAAGTTTATGGGGTAACTGTTTTGAATGATGATCCTTTACATCCAAAAAGTCCCCTGAACTATTTGCCAGAAAATTCACAAATTGAGTATTATGGTTCTTGTCCAGGTATGTCGACGTTTCGATCAAATGTGCAAGTTACACCTATAAGTGAACATGTCACTGATGTACTGGGTGAGCCTAACATTTACGGACCCCCTGTGATTAACCCACAGTGGGAAGGATGGCAAAAGTGTTTAGCTAGTATGGCTGAGCCAGCAAAACCATTCGATCCCGACGTTTTAATCGCAGCCGTTAAGGATTACAAAAGTGAGGTTATACCAATCTTTAAATCTGACATGTGGAAAGATACCCGTCCTCTTACTGATAAGGAGAATCTTTGTGGGATACCAGGCAAGAAGTTTATAGACCCCATACCATTGAATACATCTATTGGATATCCACTGAAAGGGCCAAAGAGAAATCATGTGATTGATCTGGAACCAACTGAGGAATTTCCTAACAATCGTGAATTGACGCCTGAAATAAGGGCAGAAATAAAACGTTGTGAAGACTGTTATCGTAGGGGAGAGAGAGCTTATACTATTGCTAAAGCTTGCAAGAAAGATGAAGTACTGTCTAAGAGAAAATGTCGTATCTTTTACGGTAACCCAATTGCATTGACGTTTTTGGTGCGTAAATATTTCTTGCCTATTCTCCGTGTTTTGCAGTTCAACCCCAAGGTAGCAGAATGTGCCGTTGGCGTCAATAGTCATGGTCCTGAATGGCAGGAATTGCATGAATACATATTGAAATATGGGATCGAACGATTATTCGGTGGAGATTACAAGGAATATGATATGAAATTAATTTCTCAGGTATTGCTTGCATCCATTAGAATAAAGATTGATTGCTCCAAAGAATGTGCTTACACCGATGAAGATCGCACTATAATGGAAGCAATGGCTGGTGATATAGTCTTCGCAGTTATAGCATTCAATGGCGATCTCATTGGATTGACAGAAGGCGGTCATATTAGTGGAAATTCTTTGACTGTCATATTGAATAGTATTTGTGGTAGTTTGAATTTACGCTGCTTCATGTACAGACATGTCAAGGCTTTCAATCCCGAACTATATTCAACATTCCGTAGTCAAGTAGCTCTTTCCACATACGGTGATGACAATATAGGGTCCGTTCATAAGGATAATAAAGATTTCACAATAAAGAATGTATCAAAATTTCTTGCAGAACATGGACAAACGTATACGATGCCTGACAAGGAGAGTGAATTACAAGATTTCTTAGAGGAAAAGGACTTTGAGTTTCTTAAGAGGAAAAGTAATTTCATTCCTGAGTTAGGTTTACATGTTGGTGCTCTTGCTGAAAAATCTTGTATCAAGATGTTACATTGTTATCTACGGGACAAAAACTCACCTCTTACAGAGGAGCATGCATGTGCTCTCAACATTGATACGGCTTTGCGCGAATGGTTTAACCACGGACGTGAAGTATACGAAAAGAGGCGAGAAGAGATGAAGGAAGTGGCCAGGAGGGCTGGCATCACTCATCTCTGCACTCAATTGGATACCGATTTTGACCAAAAGGTGATAGAATGGAAAAGTCGGT